ACGCGGGTCGCTCCGCCGCAGCGTTCCGCGAAAACCGTCACTACCCCAGGGCCATCCTGCATCGGTGGGAACCGCTGTATGAGCGGGCGGGCTGGGGCGCGGGGGTCTGCCCATGATCGCCCGCTGGCTGCTCGCCATCGTTGTGTGCGCTGGCCTGGCCGGGTGGCTGGGTTATCACAAGGGCCACGAGAGCGGCGCACTGGAAGTGCGTGCCGAGGTCGATAGCCAAGCTGTGGCAGATCTCAACACGATCATCCAGAGCCACAAAGACCTGGTGGAAGAAGCCAACCAGGCCAGCCTCGATTTGCAGGCTGCTTCAGCGCGAAGAGCGCGCTACGACGACAACACCACCGAGGAGTTGCGCAATGTGCTTGCTGAGACGGCTGGCCTGCGTGCTGACGTTCGGTTTGCTGCTGGCGTCATGCGCCAGCTCGAAGCCGCCCGTGACCGCGCCGCCGCCGCCGCTGCCGGCGGGCTTGATGAGCCCGTGTCCGGCACCGCCGCCGGTCCCCGCGAATAACCCCGACGCCATGGTCGTTGGGCTCAAGCGAATGTATGACCGGTACGGCATATGCGCCGGTCGGCTTTTTGAATTGCAGCGCTGGTTGATGAGGGGGCGCGATGAGTGAGTTGTCCATTGAAGTCGGCAAGTTTCTGGCGATCGTGATCAGCGTCATCGTGATCTTCAACACCCTGAGCCGGCGCCTGGAAAAAGCCTTCCAGGACCACCTGGATACGAAGTTCGAGATCTTGGGCAAGGAGTTGACCCGACTGAACGACGCGAAGGATCGCAACGCCGCGCAGATCGCGCAGGTCGAGCGGGACCTGCTCGAACTTAAAGCGGACTTGCCAGAGAAGTACGTCAGGCGCGAGGACTATATCCGGGGACAGAGCTTGATAGAGAGCAAGTTGGACGGTCTGGCGATGAAGCTAGAAAACGTGCAGTTGAGGGAGGCGAAACGTGGATCATAGGAAAGTGCGTCGGGAGAGCATGCGCTGGAGTCTCATCCTGACACTAAACAACGCGCGCCCGATCGGCGCCCATGAGCAGCTCGTCGTGCAGACCGTCCAGGGCATTTATCCCGATGCGACGCTGACGGAGGTTAGGCGCGAGCTGGAGTACCTGGAGGACCGGAAACTCGTTGAGATAGAACGTGACCCCAGCGGTTTCTGGCGAGCCAAGCTGAACCATTACGGCGTTGATGTGGCGGAATACACGGTTGACTGCTTCCCCGGCATCGCTCGCCCTGAAAAGTATTGGTGAGGCGCCTATGCCGCAGGTATCGAAAGTTCAACGGCTGAGCGCCGAAGACAAGCAGTGGCTGGACCAGCAGCTGGTTCAGCGCGGCTTCTCCGGCTACACGGAGCTGGAGGCGCTCTGCAAGGAGCGCGGCATCGACATAGCGAGCAGCAGCTTGCACCGCTACGGCTCCACGTTCAAAGACCGCCTGGATAGCGTGAAGCTGGTCACGGAGCAGGCCCGCGCCGTTGTCGCCGAGGCGCCGGACGACGAGGGCGCCATCAACGAAGCGCTGATGCGCCTGGTGCAAGAGAAGCTGTTCGGCGTGGTTATGGAGATCGAGATGGCCCCGGGCGATATCGGCAAAATCGCCAAGGCCATCGCCGACCTCGGCCGCGCCAGCGTCAGCCAGAAGCGCCTGGCCGCCGAGGTGCGCCAGCAGGTTCTTAACGAGCAGCAGGAACGCCTTGAAGAGATGCGCGGCAGTGACGGCATGAGCGAGGACCTGGAGGGTCGAATCAAGCATATCCTGCTGGGGAAAAAGTGATGCAGCCCACTGGCGCGCCGAGAAAGATCGACCTATCCGAAGAGCTGGAGCTTTACGGCGTCGATGTGCCTGACAACATCGCCGAGTCCATTCCGGGTGGCGAGGCGATCTTTCTGCCGTACCAGCAGCGCTGGTTCGAGGACGAAAGCCAGATCATGATCGCGGAAAAATCCCGACGGACCGGCCTGACATGGGCGGAAGCCGGTCGGAACGTGATGAACGGCGCTAAGCCACGCAGTCGTGGTGGCTGCAACACGTTCTACGTGGGCAGCAAGCAGGAGATGGCGTTGGAATACATCGCCGCCTGCGCGCTTTTTGCTCGGGCCTTCAATGAGTTGGCAACCGCCGATGTCTACGAACAGGGCTTCTGGGACGACGGGAAGAAGGAAGAGATCCTGACCTACATGATCCGCTTCCCGAAGAGCGGCCGGAAGATCCAGGCACTCAGCTCCCGCCCGAGCAACCTGCGGGGCCTGCAGGGTGACGTGGTGATCGATGAAGCCGCTTTCCATGAATCCTTGGAGGAGCTGTTGAAGGCCGCTCTGGCACTGACGATGTGGGGCAATAAGGTCCGGCTGATCAGCACCCATAATGGCGTGGACAACGCCTTTAACCAGTACATCCAAGATGCGCGTGAAGGACGTAAGGACTACAGCGTGCACCGCATTACGCTCGACCTGGCCATCGCCGAGGGGCTCTACAAGCGGATCTGTTACGTGACGGGTCAGGAATGGTCCCCCGAAAGCGAGAAGAAGTGGAGGGCTGACCTCTACAAGAATGCGCCCAACGCCGACAGTGCGGACGAAGAGTACGGATGCGTGCCCAAACGATCCGGCGGGAATTACCTCAGCCGCGTTCTGATCGAGGCCGCGATGGTGGCCGACCGGTCGATTCCCATTTACCGCTATGAAGCCCCGGAGTCCTTCGAGAGCTGGACACCCGCGCAGCGCGAGGCCGAAATAGAAGCCTGGTGTGTTGAGAACCTGGCTCCGGAGCTGGCTAAGCTCGACCCCGGGCATCGCCACGTCTTCGGCGAAGACTTTGCCCGCCGTGGAGATCTCACCGTCTTTGCCCCGCTGGCGATTCTGCCGAACCTGCGTAAGCGGGTGCCGTTCGCCGTGGAGCTGCGTGGTGTCACGTATGAGCAGCAGCGCCAGATCATGTACTTCATCCTGGATCGGCTGCCCCGTTTCTCCGGTTCCGCTTTCGACGCGACCGGCAACGGCGGGTATTTGGCCGAGCAGGCGGGCCTGCGCTACGGCAGCACGATGGTCGACCAAGTGAACCTGAGCCAGGCGTGGTATCACGAATGGATGCCCAAGATGAAGGGGGAGTTCGAATCCTTCAATTTGGAGCTGCCGCGCCATCAGAGCGTCATGGATGACCTGCTCCAGATAAAAGTGATCAAAGGCGTTCCTCAGATCGATAAGGGCCGCCAGAAGGATCTCGACGCGCTCACCGGCTCCAAGAAGCGGCACGGTGACTTCGCTGTAGCGCTGGTAATGGCAGTCCGCGCCAGTTGGATGGATGCCGGTGGTATCGAGTTCACTCCCCTCCCCAAACACAGTCGCGGGTTCGACAACGTCATAGACGGCGATGACGACCTGCAGTTGCCGGAGCCCCAAGCATGGTAATGAAGTCGATTCGCGCGGCGGCAACGCGAATGCTCAGCCGCAGTGATGTCCGAAAGGGCGCGCCCAAAGAGCCCCAGACCGCCCACATGGTTGGTTTACACCATGAGTTCGCCGGCCATCCATCCAGGGGCATGACCCCCTCAAAGCTGGCCGCAATTCTCGACCAGGCCGAGACCGGCGACATCGTCGGTCAGTACGAGCTTTTCGAGGACATGGAAGAGAAAGACGGCCACATCATGTCGGAGATGGGTAAACGGCGCCGGGCCGTCCTCGGTCTGGAGTGGGATATCGTGCCGCCTAAAAACCCGTCCCAGCGGGAGCGCGACAACGCCAAGGCCCTGCAGGAACTCATGATGGGGCTGGAGGATCTGGAAGACACCATCTTCGATATCACTGATGCGATCGGGAAGGCCTTCGCCAATCTGGAATTCGACGGGTGGCATCGAGTCGACGGCGACTGGGTACCCCGGGGTATCATCCATCGCCCGCAATCCTGGTTTCAGCTGGTTAGAGGCCAGCGGCAGGAGATCCGACTGCGTGGTGCCGCTGGCGGGATTGAATTGCAGCCGTTTGGCTGGATCACCCACACCCATAAGGCAAAATCCGGCTACCTGGAGCGTGCGGCGTTGTTCCGCGTACTGGTGTGGCCCTACCTTTTCAAGAACTACTCCGTCGGTGACCTGGCTGAATTCCTGGAGATCTACGGGATCCCCATGAGAGTCGGCAAATATCCATCCGGTGCGACCAAGGACGAGAAGCTCGCCCTGTTACGGGCGCTGGCTCAGCTGGGTCACAACGCGGCAGGCATCGTCCCCAACGGCATGGAGCTGGAATTCCTGAAGTCCGCAGAAGGCGACCCGGCCGCCTTTGAGCTGATGATTGATTGGTGCGAGAAGACGCAATCCAAGGCGATCCTGGGCGGCACGCTGACCAGCCAGGCCGATGGCAAAACCAGCACCAACGCCCTCGGCAATGTCCACAACGAGGTCCGGCTGGACCTGCGCGATTCGGATGCCGGCCAGGTAGCCAAAACCATCAGTCGGGATCTCGTGTATCCCATGGCGGTTCTGAATGGGCTGACCGAAAGCTGGGCACGTTGCCCACGGTTCGTTTTCAACACCCAGCAGGCCGAAGATCTGGCGGATTACGCCAAGGCTTTACCGTCGTTGGTTCGTCTCGGCTTTCAGATCCCGCGACAGTGGGCCCAGGAGCGAGTCGCTATACCGGAGCCGGAGGACGGCGAGGATATCCTGGCCATGCCCAGC